TGGGTATGAATCATCTATTTGTTCACGTAGTTGAGCCGCAGCCTTTGACAACCAAGGTTTCATTAGGAAACTAGTAAAGCCGCTTCCTCGGCGGTCAAGCCAAGACGTGCCAACAGTTCTGCTTTAGCCTCTGCTTTAGCAGCATTGGCAGCATCTTTAGCAACTTTGTCAGCCTCATACGCTTTAGCATCTGCTTCTCTTTGAACGATTTCTTCGGCAGTTAATTCCACCTCAGTTTGCTCTCCTGTTTCGCAATTGATTATTAGTTTAGTTGGCATTTTTTCTCCTTATGAGTTTGATATTCCGTATAGGTAAGCGGTTGAGTATTGCGCAAAATTACCACTATCACTTGTCAATGTTACTTGATTTATAGCGGCAGTATTTGACCATAAACCTGCATCTAAAACTGTTGTATTGGCTGTTGCATTGTTTTCGGTAGTCGCTTCGCTGCTAGTTGATTTGTAATTAGAACTTGTATAATTCGGAATATAAAAATCACTTGAAGCAAATATATTAGCAGTATAACTTGTACCTTCTGACAACATACCTCGCCCAATAGAATCTGTAAAATTGTTAGTTGATGATGAAGCGGCACTACCACTACCTAATAGGTTTTTATTTGTGTATCCAGTAGTTGAGCCATTAAAAGTAACTTTTACTTGAATCCAAGTATCCACAGCAGAACCACGCATTGAAGTTTTAACAAGTAAATCTGTGTAAGTCTGAGGAATAGAAGTAAAATCTATACTAGCCGCACCACCACTACCTACTGTATTACTCGCTATTAAAGTATATGTATTTGCCATTATGCCGCCGCTATTCCGTAGAGTGTAAAGGTTGAGCCTGTTGCAAAGTTGCCGCCTGATTCCATTTTTATATTAACCCTGTTTATTGCTTCGGGAGATTTGCGCCATAAAACAACACTTGCATAAGTTCTAAAATCTGCTGCATTTATGCGGACTAATGCTGTTTTATATGTTGTGGTATTAGCATAATTTTGTATTTGAATTATCATATTGCCTCGGCTAGTACCTAGACTGCCCAAATAAGCAGTTGAAGTGCTAGAACTTCTGTTGCTCGCCGCTGCTGAACCTGTGCCATACAAATTCGTTATTGAATAATTAGTGGTTGTGTCGCCATTAAATTGAATATATGGAGAGTATGTAGAGGTGGTGTCTTTACCATCAATAACTAATACTAAATCCGTATAGGCAGAACTTATAGTATTGAATTCTACATCTGTTGATGAACTACCCAAAGTAGTTGTCGCTATCGGTTCGTATGTTGCACCTGCGGCCATTGTTATGCTCCCTTAATTCCGTATAGGGCGAACTGTGAGTAAGAAGTAAAGTCAGCATCACTCGTCAAAGTAATTGTTGTTATAGCATTAGTGTTTCGCCAATTTCCTGAACTAAAGAAAATAATACCTGAGCCATTATTATCTATACCTGTAAGCGTACGGATAGTTTTGTAAATGTTTGTATTTTTATACTCTAAAATATCTGTAACAAATGCACCAAAAATATTGCTACCATCTCCACCGCTAGCAGGTTTTCCAGCAAGCATAATGCTTTGATTTGCACCTGCACCCGCTAAGGCTGAACTGCCAGTACCATATAAATAGTGGAATGAATAATTTGAACCAGTATCAGAATTAAATCTCATTCTTATATTATCGTTACCTGCGCTATCGGGGCTACTATTTCTTGCAATTCCTCTTATTTGTAAATGTTCAAAGGTTGATGGAATGGAACTAAATGTAATAGTTGATTGATTTGAACCTACTGTTACTGTTGCAATAGATTCATAACTAGAAGTACTTGGAGTTACCCCAACGCTTAAACTGCCAGCAATTATGTTAAGCAATTCCGCCTACCACATACCAAGTATCGGTTCCGGTCTTAATGCAAACCGCTGACTTATACTGAGCCAAAGTTGGTGCCGCCGCAGTTGCGCCACTTGATAAGATTGTTGTGGTTCCTGAAGTAACTGCGCTAATTGTGCAAACTCCCACACCAATATTTAATACAGTTAAAGCAGTACCAATTGGAAATGCAACTGAAGCATTGGTAGGAATCTTAAAGGCAATCGCTGTTGCCTTGTTCATGATCTCTAAAACCTGAAATTGGTCTGCTGATACCGCTGTGTAATCGGCGGTATTGGCTGTACCTACTGTAAATGAGGTTAAACCGTTGTACATTGCTGCGGACAAAACGTCGCCGGTTGCCGCTGGAAAGCCTGTTGCCATTTGTGTATCTCCTTAGTAGTCTCTAATTATATCTCAGTATGTGAGAATATCCTCGCCAATTACCCCATACGTGCTATCTCCGACGATAAACCCATCTGTTATGGGTTCCAAGGTGGTGAATGTGCCTACCCATGAGTTTGGCGTTATATCCCAAGATACTCCCTGAATCTGTAAGTTCTTAGTGATTACTGAGGAATCGGGTTGTATGTTGGAAATAAGAACATTGTCAAAATAATCTAAGCCTAACATTACGTCATTAGGGACTAGAGGGTCATAAAGGTCAATTGTCATGCGATCAATTCGTATAGTAGTTGTGCTGCGTGTGGCAACATAAATGGCGGCAATATTGGCTGCCTCTGAGTCTGTCTGCACCACTAAATCATTAAAGGAAACCGAATGAGGAAAGTAGGTGGCAACTGAATCTGCATCGATATAGGTTTGCGTGCTACCACCAATGCGAGTAACCGAACAATTATTAACAATTAACTTATCGTCAAAAGCAAAGACTAAATTCTTATATGGAATACCACCGGTTTGATTGAAGTCAATTGGCGTATTACCTGCTGAGGATATCGTGTCATATCTGTTAAAAAATATAGCGTTACCTTCAGTTGAGATATAAAACGCACCTTGTTCTGAAGTCTCTACGTTTTGAATGGCTGCGAGCGCAGTTCTATTAGTTGCAGGGTCAGCCTGAGTTAAAGAATTACCGGTGTCTATATCTCGCATTGAAGTTGGAAAGGATACGGTGTCCAATATCTTTTCAATTCTAGTTCCGGTGTCTTGTCCGGCTGCTTGTCCTGTAACTGTACTGACTGTCGCCATTGCAAGTAATCTAAAAGCATCTGAAGCGTTAATGTCTACGTAGGATACATTTTCTGCCTGATCGTAGGTATAGACGTAATCAGTCGTGTATCCGCTAAATAGGTAATAATCCAAACCATTGTACTCAGCGGAAATTCTAAGTTTTCTTAATGGCGTTAAATAACCGTATAGATCGGAACTGGTATTTTGTGGATTGAATCTGCCATTTTGGTCATAAATACGAACGCTGCAAGTTCCAGCCTCGTAGGCATCTCGCCCAATGTTTCTACCCCTATTAATCTTGATACCTCGGGTTACGTCAGTTAAATCAATTACTAATGAAGGCGCAGATTGATCTGACAATAAGCCAACACCTAACACGCCGTTTACTGGGTCTCCAATAGTGAAAGGGTTGCCGAAGGTAGCCCCAGAACTAAAGTTTAGGCTTATGTTGAGTACTGGTAGTGGCATGTTATCTAAATGGGTTGATTGACGAGAATGAACCTGAAGCGGATGAGTTAATCAATCCGTTTCGCAATTCGTCTAATAGTCCTTGGGTAGCACCGTTCACGTTAATGATTGTCGTGCCATCTCGATTTAATCCTTGAGATAAATTAAAGGCTTCGCCTTGCGCTTGCATCCTGTAACTCATTGAAGCCATGATTGCTTCGCTTTGTGCAATAGTGGCTGGCTTACTTTGTAATTTGGCAAGTTCAGTAGCACTCATTTGATTCTGAGGATTAATGACTGCAAACTCGACACCATTTTTAGTGAAAGGTGCGGCTATGCTTGGAAGCCTTGAAGGTGAACTTACGCCTTGTCCGCCTACTGTTGTGGTTCCTAATTGGGCTAACAGTTTTTTCATTAATTCAATTTGGGCAATTAGATTGTCAATATCAGTTGACCAACCCTCAAACGGATATAGGGCTTTAGGTAACTTGGCTATTGCTTCGGCAAGGTTAGTAGTTTGTAATTGAGACTTAATTAACTCGGTTGCTAACTTAGCGGCTTCACTAGCGTTTCCTTGGATTAAGGCTAACTGTAAAGACAGTCTTAATTTCTCTTGGTCGGTAATCTTGTTTTGCAAGGCTGCATAAATTTGAATCTGCTCAAGATCAAAAACGCTAGACAATTGCTCAAGTTTCTTTCGTTCTGCTTCAATCTTTTTACGCTCAGCATTTAAGGCTTTTTCTTTGTTGATCGCTAGGAGTCTTTGTGCTGCAAGTTTCTTGGCATCCTCTTGTAGTTTCTTTTCCTCTTTTTGCAAGGCTGTATAGTCAAACTTTTGGCTCATTGGGTCAAAAGGTTTATCAAAGTTCATCTTGTATTGGAATAGCGGAGACGAAGGGCTTAGGGTTAGGTTTTGCAACCCAGTCTTTGTGAACTTAGCAAACTCACCAAATCCAGATATAAGGTTTGAAATCTTGCTTGATAAAACATCAATTCCGCTGCCATACTTTTCAGGGTTACCAAAAGCATCATCAAGTGCGCCTACTAATGCGCCGCCGATCATCTCTTTAGCATCCTCAGTTTTAGCCTTGAGAATGTCCATCTTTCCTGCAAAAGACTCAGCCGCTAATGCTGCCTGTCCATCGAATCTTTTTGCTAAGAATTTAGTTACTTCATCCAAGTCCATTGTCTTTGCTTCAGTAGCAGTTAAGCCAACGCCTAAACGTAGTAAGGCTGTATTCTGCCCAAGGGCTGCTTTGCTTAGTGCTGCTGTTACTGAGGCTAAATCTTTCCCTGTACCGGCTGAAGTATCTAATGCAACTGAAAGTAATGTTTGTGCTTTTTTAGCATCTAAGGTTGCGTTGACTAAAGAGGTGAAGGCTGGTCTTAATTCATCATCTAGAACGCCGGTTGTGTTTTGTAATTTAGTTATGAATCCAGCAGTACTAATTACTGCATAAGATTGACCTAAGTTTTGTAATGTTTTTGCTAACGCATTGGCAGCCTTTTGATCGTCACCAAAAGCCTTGATTGCGCTTTTACCAAACTTTATAGTTTGATAAGCACCAAAAGCAACGCCAAGTGCTTTTGCTGATTTACTTAAAGAATCTAATGCTTTAGTTGCCGCTTTTGAGCCTTTGTCTTTGTAAGTGCTAACAATAGGAATTTCAATGCCGGTACTCATGCTGCTAACCCGATTCTCCTCTTAGTGCTTGAATTAAACTTTGCAACGGCGGTATTGATTGCCTTAAATGTTGCGTTGGTGACTTGTCCTTGATCTTTAGCAAAAGCCGCAAACAACAATCTACCTTTGTCAGTTCGGCGGCTACCAATACTCTTAAAACCGCCGTAAGTGCCTTGAATAGCCCTGTTAAAGTGCGCCCCTGCATTTGGGTTATTACTCTGGCTGTTGCGATCTCCGTTAAAGTTTGCTCGCCCTGCGGTCTCAATAATTGCGCCAACTCGAGATCGGTTTAACAATCTATAAACATTTACGAACCCAGCACTATTACGGCGAGATCGCCCAAGGCTGTAAGTTAAACCCTTTTTAATTAATGCTTCGTTATATCTTGGAAAACCTAATTTTCTACCAGTTCTTGAAACTACTGGCTTTCCCTGATCTTGCCATGATTCCAATTGGTATACATTTGGTTGAACCATACCTCGAGCATCATCTACAACTTTTTTCATTGCAAGACGAATCTCTTTGTTCATCTCCTTGTAGAGGTCAGGCGCAAACTTCTTTAAGGCTTTTTGAGCCTCAACGATACCTTTTACCTCTACTGGCATTTTCAATCCTTTTTTGGTCATCTTTTAGAACGGTGATTGTTGCTAAAAGTAATGATCTATCCATTTTCAAATACTCTGAATGAGGTATGCCAGTCCTAACTGCTAATGTTGCAATTAGATGAGTAAAGTCATACCTCGTCACCCATTTGGGGAGTCAGCGTCCATAATCTCTACCTTGGATAGAGTTTCTAGATACTTGTCCCCAAACGGCGGAACTGTAATACCTGCACGTCTTTCGGCTTCCCATGAAAGCCAGTAGACGTCAGATTGTTTTTCTTCATCCCTGAACCGCTTATGAAATCCAGTTTTGAAATTCTGTTCAAACGCATATTCGAGTGCAGGGGTTATATCAAAGTCTGATACATCCCCTGAAGCCTTAGTCACTCTTATTTTAATCATTGTTACTCCTTAGAATGTACCTGTGGTTGCAACGGCAACTGCACCGTTGATAGTCCATGTTACATCCTGCATACCTATATCTCCAACACTTCCGTTAATGTCGGTAGTGTTATTTACCAAAGCGGTGAATGTGTAGAGTGGATTGGCTGCGCCTACTGCGGTTCCTTTTTCCTGTAACAATACGCAAGTTACTGAAGTTCCCCATGCAGCCTGAAGGGTTGCAAGAACGTTCGCTGTTGCGGTGTCGTTTAGGAAGGAAATGGTCACGCTTGAGGCTTCGAGCCCTTTTACAAATTTGTGACCTGTATCACCCATTGCGGTGACCTCAAGTTCATCAAATGTGCGGTTAAGTGTGACGGCGGTCACATGATCTGAAAGATCGACGGTATTTACCTTTACGCCGACCTTGTTATTTAAGAATACAGCCATTGGTTATTCCTCATCTTTCTTTGAGACTGGTTTTGGCTTATCTGATTTTGCTACTTGCCCGACTTTTTCAAGCCAAGCCTTGTCCTCGGAAGGAACATCATAAATATCGCTCATTTTTTAACTCCAACTTGTCATGATTGAGACGGACATATCACTTGTAAGCATTTCGCCGGCAACGTTTGATAAAACAGTCGGTGCCGAGATACTGCCAACACTTATTTTTAATGTGGTTGAGGCGGCTAACTTATTAAACACGCCAACAACCAAA